AGCTGCGCTTCTTCTGGCAGGTCATTGAAGTCATCGTACAAAACCTGACATTCATCGAGGGTGACTGCGATGTCTAGGTTGAAAGCTTTGCGTACACGCTCTTCATCCACCGGTGTGCCGATGGGTTGACCATACTCTGGATCAGCCTCAGTAATCAGGTGACCGATTCCAAAAGTTGGCAGATTTAAATGATCCAAATATATTTCGTACTTGCAGCCTTCGTCCTCTGCAAGCTCTACTCTTAGCTGATCTTTGTTCATTGCTGTCTCTGGAGTATCTGTAAGTTTTTAAGGATGTCCATTGGATTACCACCAAGCAGACTTGTGTCTGGTGCCTGACTTTGTTGTGACTGTGGTGGTTGTTGTGACGCCGGGGCAGGGACAAAGGTCCGAGGTCCGGGAGCCGCTGGTGTAGGTGCGCTCGTAACTGGTTCTGCCTCAATCGGTGTAAATGCCGGTGCTTCTTGTACCTCTGATTCGAATGGTTCGTCCAACCTCCGACCTCGGAACTCGCGCCTAACCTCATTCAACTCCGCCATTGGGAGGGTGTTGTCATTCTCACGGGCGCGGCGGCGGATCTCAGTGCCAACTTTCATAGGTTCGAACACGCCACGCATTAGCTTAGACACGTTAGCCACTTTGTTTCTTTTCATCTCTCTGCGGATCTCTGCCTCTGACATACCCAAACGGCGCATATTCTGAACAGTACGATACATATCGCGCATGACCCGGAAGCGTGTTTCGTTGGCTTCTCGGAATGTTCCCACAGCGTTCTCTGGGTCAAGTGTGCCACGAGTAGATACAGCAGAGTTAAAGATCTGACTGGCGTTTCGAATACCACGACTGTATTCAAAGCCTTTGTACAGTAGAATGTTCTCGGGCTTTACCTCAGTCTCAGAAAGACCTGTAAAGGCACGGAAGATTTCCTGACCTGCTTTACGTTCGTTGCCCGATGGGTCGGTGGAATCAGCGAAGAAAGACCGGGCAAAGCGGCCGAACTCGACACCGGGTTCCTGTGTTTCCTTTGTCATACCCTTTAGCTGGAAGGGTGCGCCGCCCGGAACAATAGCGTCAGCGATATGAACAAAGCTCTTAAAGGCTTTGTCGCCCGGTGTATCTTCATCACGATATACTTTTGCCCCTGTTCCAGTCACACCCTTCCGAGTGCTGACATCAAGCAGCTTCTCGGTGATGATAGATTCGCTGGCGAAAGGCTCGAACATCTCGACAATCGCACCAATGGCAGCTTCCGAAGCTACCTCGCCACCACTCTTGCCCAAGTCCTCACCTTTGTTAATCGCGTTCAGGATTGCCAAAGCAGGACGCTGTAAGTAATCGTATGGGTTAGTGTAACTATAGTCGATATAACCCTTTAGGTTCCCGTTTTCATCTACACTTGTTGGAATCAACCGGCTGTTCTTCTGCCACGGCGCACCACTTTCCCGAGCAGCATCAATCTGTTCTTGTGACACACCGGTCAAATCCATCGCCATTTTTTGTAATGTGGCTGGAGCAGCAACAGCAGTCGAAGTAAAGCCGATCAACCGGCGCATGCCAATCTCTTGGATAGCTCGGTTGTCGCTACCCAGTTCTTTCATAGCCTGACCAAGTGTGTTGGCGCTTGTCCGCAGGATCTCAGCAGGGAAGGCGATAAAGTTACCAACAGGCAGCTTGCGAATACCTTTAACAAACTCAGGTACACGTTCGTAGTTTGGTACAGTGTTCTTTACGATGTCGGCAGCGTACTGATCAAGAGACTGTCCAAGCTGGGCCTCGGCGTTTTTAACTGAACCGCCAAAAGCCTGTAATATCTTGTTCCGCTCAAACTCGAAATTGTAGATCTTCCAGACATCGTCACCGCCTTGATACATATCTTTGGCGAGTGTGTTGGTGCTGCTCAAGAAGCTGCCTATCTTAGAACGTGTGATGGCATTGCCAACTTTCTGACCTACAGGAATACCCATAAGATCAGCATCAGCTTTTCTGGTAAATCCAACACCCTCTTCAATCAGACGATCCATCTCACGAAGCTGTGTTTGTGTACCCACAACACCAAGCTCTTGAAGGTTTCTGTAATAGTCGGCTCGGTCGGCTGCCCCACGCTTTGTGATATTACCGATGACCGTACCGAAAGACTCGAACAGATTAGCACCACCGCCCACGTTGCCTTGAGCCAAGGCGAACAGTGAAGCAGAAGATACGTTACGAACCTGTGTAATTGGTGACAAAACCGTTTTAACGTACTGCGTCATGCCCTTGGTTTTTAGAAAACCAGAGTACACAGCCCGCATTGTGTTACCCATCGTACCGGCGTCACCGATAGTCAGCCTAGTCATGTCGTTAAAAATACGGCGAGGGACATATATACCCTCAATCGAACCAAAGCCTTTGCCAAGCTGCTCGTAGTTTTCTTTCATCGCAATCGGCATTTGTGCGAAACGTGCTTCGCTAACGAAGTTGTCGCCTTCGTCCACAAGGCTGCGGATATACTTAAAGTAATCATCAACTGCTCTGAACTCAGCCATGTCAGCAACAGTTGAGATAAAGGCTTCCTGCGGATCCTTTACTTCACCCAACAGATTACGGAGAAGCTGGTTGTTTACCTGACGCGAGGCGAACAAACCTTCTTTGATTTTCTTGTCTGCTACGCGGCTCTGGACTTTACCAGAGCTTCTGATTGGATGACGGCCACGGTTAGCGTACCGGTTAACAAAAGCATCAACCAATTCTTCGGCAGCTTTGTCTGTAAGCTTCTCAGATTTGCCAACGCCCACAGTAAAGTCATTTGGAATTGGACCATCGTATAGATCTTTGTACAGGTTTTGCGCGGCCTTTGGATTAGCTTTGAAAAAGTCTGTTGCCTTAATCCGAGCGTCTGCAAACTCGTTGCTTTTCAGAAACGTCTTGTCTTCAAAGATCTTGTATTTGCGCCGTAGGTAAGAACCGATGTTGTCGTTAATCGCGTTAACAACATCGTCTGCGTCACGAGTGGAAAGGTAGTCTGAGTTTTTAATTGCGTTAGATAATTTATCCACCTGCTTACGCATATCAATTGCTGGGGCGCGTAGAAAATCTGGGAGCATGCTTTCCAGCGGAACCCCTGTCTCCTTTGCGTTTCGAACAAAATCTGGATCTTTTGTTAGGTAGCCATACAAACGGTTAAGAACTTCTGACCGAACAAGCGGGGTGCCTTCGGCTAATACAGTCTCAGACTTCTTAAAGGCTTCGTCTAACCCATCTTGAACAGCCTTGAAAGACCGTGCTGCTGTGCCTACCTCGGCTTCAACCTTACCTAAGATGTTAGACCGTACCTCGAATACATCCTGCGGCAGATTCCCGCGTGAACGGAAGACAGACAATAGCTTGTTAACGCTATCCCCTACCATATCATCTCGCTCTGCTAGTTCTCTGATCGGCTTTGAGATTGCTTCGGCAGCGGGAAGAATACCCTTCCGCACGATAGGGGCAACCACAGGAGTAGCTACTTTAGCCACAACACGACCGCCGAGACCAATACCTTTCAAAGCAGGCTCAACCAAAGCTGTCGCACCACCCGCCTCAAGAGCAAAGCTAAGTCTGTTACCTATTCTAGCTGCTGCTTTTTCTTTTCCACGCATACCGATTGTATCTTCAGTTTGCGTGGGTCCCGCCTGAAAGAAGTCACCAAGTGTGGTCACCCCATCAGTTGCTACCATAGCGTCAGTTACACCAGCGGCACCAATCTGTGCTGCGCGGCGAGTCATAGTTCCGAGGTTCGCGATCCGAGAAAGTTTGCTTGCAGCACTTGCAGCACCAAGGCCGGGAACTACGAACTGACCAACAACTTCTGCGATGGTTCCTGCGGTGCCTTCCGGATCTATGCCAGCAGCATCACGAATACCATCAAAGAATGCTGTTACATCGCTCGAGTAATCTGTATCGTAAACAATATCAACGCCAGCCGCTGCAAGCTCACCAAGACCCTGCGGTATGCCAAGCAAGCCAGAGGCGAGACCTTCAGCTATTTCTTGCGTTGTTGATTCTTGCCCGACATCTTCAGGCCCTGCCACGGAAAAAGGCTTGCTAGGATCAAAGCCAGCGCTTTCCTCTACAACTGTGGTTGTAGGTTGAGCATCCTGTTCCGTTTCTACCACGGAAAAAGGCTTGCTAGGATCAAACACCATTTTACTTCACTTCTTCTGTAGAGGTGGGTTTTCCTTGGTTATCTACAGCGGTTACTCTAAACTTTTTACCGCCTTGTTGCACGACCTGACCAACGGTAAAACTCTGCTGCGCCGGAGCGGCAGATTGTGTGACTTCAATACCAAATAATTCCTTGATCGCTTCTACCGGAGTCCCATAGTCTGCGATGTTTACTCCAGCAAGGATTCTAGCTTGAGCGGGGGTTAGGTTTGGATATTGTTTTGCATACGCAACTGTCAAATCGTCTGTGTCTGTTGAAGACTGCGCTTTTGCTTTAGATAATTTATACGCCTCGTAAAGAGAAATTCCACCAGCGTCAGCCACAGCCTGAAGAGTACGCAAATCAGCCGGAGGCATGTTTGCAAGTTCTCTGCGAAGGTCTGCTTCTTCTTCCTTCAACTCACGCTGAAAACCACGAGTGTCAGCAAGCTCGGCTGCGCGAATGGAGGCTGCTTGTTCTGCGGTCATTTCTTCGCCAACCTCTTTAGCAGCCATCAGTTTCAGAGCTTTCTCTTCTTTAGATGCCTCTTGCGCTGCTTCGCCGGTTGCCTCGCCATAGCCCTTCAGGCCAGCGGCCAAACCTTTTGCGATGTTGGTTGCCGCATCTGGGCTTTCACCCGCAGCAATCATAAGACCAGCCATCATCAGGTTGTAATTGGCATCGGTGCGGATGTCTTTAGCTTTCTTATCACCAAGCAAATCTTTAAGCATCTGATAGCGCTGTTCTGTGCGCTCTTTGCGGGTGCCTGTAATGTTAAGCGCCTCATCCACTGCGTCTGCTTTTTTCTTTTCAGAAGTGTCTGCCTTTGTGATATCAGAAATCTGAGGCAGCAAAGTAGTAGGGTCAACGAGCAATGCTTCCGCTGCCGCTGTTGGATTAGGCTTCGGCTTCTCTGCCTTTTTCTTTTCTTCTGGCTTCTCTGCTGTTGCGCCTGAAATCTGAGGCAACAAGGTAGACGGGTCAGTTAGCATCGCGCTGGTCTCATCACCTTGAGACATCAGGCGTTCTGTTTCAGCTTGGTTTGCTGCCAGTGTGTCTAATGTCATAGTCCCTTCAGGAAGAGTTGACCGAGCCGCCCCAACCAATGAGTCATAGCTGGTCTCTGGTAGCGGGTCAAGATTACGGGCTGCACGAATACGGTTCATTTGTTCAGTAGTCATAGATGACCCAATCCGTGTCATCGGATCTGTGGTTGTCAGCCCTGTTATGCCGCCACCGGGCGTAGAAACAGGTACTTGATCTGCCGTAGAACCAACATCAACTGGAACTGTGTCGCCGCTACCACGAACGCTCATAACAGGCGGGACTGTCAGTGAAGGCAGCTTGTCTGTTTGAGCTAATGGTACTTGCTCTATCGGGCCATCATCCTTTGGTTCGATGCCAGCCAACGCATTGGCAGCAGCCATCTGAACAGAACGAGGCAAGCGCTTATCGGCTGCAATGTTGTTTAATGTGGCTCTGTCACCCATACCACGCAGTTGTTGAATCGCCATCAACTGATTGCTGATTGTATCGTTCACGTTAACAGGGCCACCCTGTGCCATCTGCACCGGCTGCTGCCGCTGCTGAACTACATTCATAAGTTCGGGCGAAGACGCGAGAATACCCATAGGCTGTCGTGACATCCCGGGCTGCTGAAACATTCTGCGATATAGTGGGTTCATGCTACTACCTAACCGAATAAGTTACCAAAGCCGCCTGCTGCACCGGCTGCGCCAAGGCCAGCAATACCCAGACCCAGCATCTGAGATGTTGCGCTTGGTGGTGGTGTGGTGGTGGCCGATGTTGTCTGCTGCAAGGCAGGGACACCACGGAAGATATCGGACAAGAAGCCAATCTCTTGATAAGGCATTGACTGCTGCGCCAGTAAGTTCTGGCGGGCTACATCAAGACCCTGCTGTGCTGTCTGCTGGGTGAGACCACCAATACCAAGCAATGTATTAATGTCTTGCACACCCATTTGCTGCATTTGTCCGCCAAGACCAGCTTGTAATTGTGCTGCCTGCTGTGCAGCTTGTTGCGCTTGAGCGTAACCAGCCTGACGCATTTGTGCTGCTGTCCGTGCCTGCTGCTCCATTGTGGCGCGGCCAAGTTCTGCACCAGCTACCGCTGCGCGTGAACCACCAAACGCCCCTTGTCCAACCGCTTGAGCGCCCAGTTGCTGTTGCTGCATCTGACCAGCCCGGCCAATATCCTGCATAGTTTGTTGAACAGCGGCTTGCTCGAAAGGGTTGAAGAACTGATTAACACCAGATGGTGCAGCATATTGTGCGGCCTGCTGCATGTATGGCTGATAAGCACCAACACCACTGGTTGCCTGAGATACAGCCTGCTGCTGTTCTGCTGATAAACCAGCAAGCTGCTGCGGCGCATAAGGCATGCCTGTACCCTTGAGGGCCGATGCTTGTGCAAAGATGTCCTCGAGGAACTTTTCCTGAAACGGGGCTAACCGTTGGGTTACTTCTTGTGTTTGTGTTGCCATTACGCTGTGGCCTCCAATTCTGCCATCATATCATATAAACGCGCTGCACCGATATCTCTATCTCCGCTTCCCGCGCCACGAACAGCCTTGGCTGTCAGTACAAATTCGCCATCAGATAACCGGGCTGGGACAGAATCAGATGTCCCTGTTCCGGGACCAGCAACTTCGCCCCTTACTGGTGTATTATAGTCCATAGAGCCACCTTTTGCATAGCGGAAAGCGGGATCCTGTGTCCTCGCCTTGGCTTTGGTGTATTGTTCGCGCTGGTCAGGGTCATCAAGATCATACTTCACACCCTGATACTGGACATCCCAAGCTTCTCCACCAGCATAAGGACGGGACACACCGTCTTCTGGTGTCTCACCACCCGCTAATGCGCCAATACCCATAGCAGCTAGACCCATATCAGTGGCGCTGATGTTGTCGAAGAGGCCATCAAAGGCACCCTTTTCAGCGGCTTCAACACCTGTGACACCTCTTCTAAGACCGGGGTCTCCAGTAGCAATCGCATCAGCCGGAGCTAACTTAGGGCTTGTGACTGGAACAGAAGCTACCTTGGCTGGCGCACCATACAAAGACTGCTGCAAGGTGTTCTGACCAAAAGCGCCGGTGGCCTGCGGGTTACGCATCATACTCGGGGATACAAAAGAACTCAC